AAGACAGTACAAAACTGAGTACTGTTGAAGGAATTAAAAAAGAAATTGACGATGGTAAAACAGATTCTATGGTAAAAGCACTTTTGAAGGCCGTTGGACATACAGGTGCTGCTACTTCAGTAACTATTAATGACAATACTACTGTATCAACTTTGGGTACTTCTATTGCTGATGAAATGGATGATACAAAGGATAAAAAGAACAAAGACATGGTTGAAGAAGCGTTAAGGCGAAAGCAAGAACGTGATTTAGCCGAAGCTACAGATGATGACGATGATGACGATGATGACGATGATGATAAACCAGGTAATGATAAACCAGGTAAAGGTAATAAAAAAGGTAATAAAAAAGGTGATGAAGAAGAAGAAGATGATGATGATGTAGTAGAAGAAGCTAAAAAAGATAAGAATACAGATGAAACAGATGATTCAGATGAAACAGATGAAACAGGTGATCCATCAGATGAACCAGATGAAACAGATAATAAGAAAAAAGCTAAAGAAGCTAAAAAAGAAAAAATGATGGAAGACATCAATAAGCTTTTTGAAAATGAAGATACATTAACTGAAGAATTTAAAGAAAAAGCTGCTTTAATTTTTGAAACTGCACTCAATCGCAGAATTGATGAAGAAGTGGAAACACTACGTGAAGAACTTGAAGAGCAATATAATGCTAACTTGAAGGAAGCAGTCGAAGCTCATGCAGAGCAATTGCATGAGGAACTAGACAATCTTACCGGTAAGATTGACGAGTATATTACATATGTTGCAGAAGAATGGCTAAAAGAGAATGAACTTTCCGTAGAAAAAGGTATTCGTACTGAAATCACAGAAAATTTCATTCAAGGTTTGAAAAATCTTTTTGTAGAAAATTATGTTGATGTTCCGGAAGGAAAAGAAGACTTACTTGAATCTCTTGAGGAAAAGAATGGTGAACTTGAGAACCAAATCAATACTCATTTGAAAAGAAATATGAGATTGAAGCAACAACTTCAAGAAGAGAAAAGAAAGAATATCATCTTTGAAGCTGCACAAGACTTGTCTATGGCAGACCGAGAACAATTATCAGAGTTGTCAGAATCTGTAGACTTTGAAGATGAAGCCGAGTTCACTAAAAAGATCAATATCATTAAAGAACATTATTTCTCTCATGATTCAAGTAATGTAATTACTGAAACAAAAGACATGAGTGAAGATGAAAAATTTGAATCTTCAACATTGACAGAAGATTATCATGCAGAAAAAAACTGTATCTGCGATTGACGTTTACAAGAAAGCAATTTCACAATATCAGTTTTAAATATAATAAACACTAAATAATAAAAAGTTATTGTATTTAAAGAATAAAAATTAACAAAGGAGTATATATGGTACTTAACGAACAAGCAAGCGCAAAATGGAAACCGATCCTTGAGCATGAGGATTTACCCCAAATTGCGGATAGTTATAGAAAAGGTGTAACAGCAGTTCTTCTTGAGAATCAAGAAAGAATGATGAGAGAGCAAGCCGCTCAAAGAAATGGTTCCGGATTATTCTTAACAGAAGATGTTGGTGGTGGACCTATGGGTTCAGGTATTGATAGTGCTGGCGGTGACCCAACTCAAATTGGTGGTGCGGGTGCTACCGTAACAGGTGGTTCAGTACAATGGGTTGACCCTGTTTTGATTTCTCTTGTAAGAAGAACTATGCCAAAATTGTTGGCATATGATGTTTGTGGTGTTCAACCTCTTACAGGTCCAACAGGATTGATTTTTGCAATGCGGTCACACTATGGTTCACCTGCTGAGTTACCAACGGCTGATGGAACAACACCAATTACATCAGAGGCATTTTTCGGTGAAGCTAACACTGCATTTACTACAAATGCTGCTGGCGGACAACATACTTCAACAGACCCTGTGGATGATTTTTTCCAGTCTCCGACACCTACACATTCACACGGAACAGGTGCTTCTACGACATATGGTGAGCATATGGGAAGAACCTCTGCAATTCCAGAAATGTCATTCTCAATTGAGAAGATGTCCGTAACTGCACAAACAAGAAAGTTAAGAGGACAATACACACTTGAGATGGCTCAAGACCTTAAAGCTACTCATGGATTGAATGCTGAAAGCGAATTGTCAAACATTTTGTCAAACGAAATTTTGGCAGAAGTAAACCGCCAAGTAATTCGCACAATTTACACTGTATCAAAGAAAGGTGCTTTGAACACAACTACACCAAATGAATTCGACCTTTTGGTAGATTCTAATGGTAGATGGTCAGTTGAGAAGTTCAAAGGTTTGATGTTCCAAATGGAAGTAGAAGCTAATCAAATCGCAAGACAAACACGTAGAGGAAAAGGAAATGTAATTATCTGTTCAGCAGACGTTGCTTCCGCATTCCAAATGGCTGGCGTTCTAGACTATTCATCTAACTTAAAAGTTGGTTTAAAGACTGACGAAACCGACAACTTGTTTGCTGGTGTATTGAATGGTCAGTTTAAAGTATACATTGACCCATATTTGCCAGTAAATGCTACAAAAGCTATGGTTGTTGTTGGATACAAAGGTACATCTCCGTATGATGCTGGCGTATTCTATTGCCCATATCAGCCATTGCAAATGCTACGTGCGCAAGACCCTGCAACATTCACTCCAATCATCGGATTCATGAGCCGAGATTCTATGGTAGCCAATCCATTCTCTGCAATTGATGACGCCACAGGAAAAGGAGTAAGACATGCTGGTGATGGATTAGTAGCACATTCAAATGTTTATTATAGAAAACTTAAAGTGACAAACTTGACCTGATTTAATTATTCTTTATTAAATCTACGAAAAGGGAGGGGTTTTTACTCCTCCCTTTTTTTGTTTTAAAAATAAACAAGGAATTATCCAATGGACGATAAGAAAGTTTATACAGATATTAATCGTATTATAAATGCGTATGTTTTGAAGGAAGATGAGCAACCAAATCAACAAAGTCCAGAAGTACAACGTGCTGCTCAAGATAGACAAGATGCCGCTCAAGATAGAATGGAAGCAAGTGAAGATGAACTACAAGATGCATTGAGAGAATTGGAAGTTCGTAAGAAAGAACTAACCGATAAATTAAATGCATTGAGACAATCTAAAAATCAAACACAATCTGAAGACCATAAACCAGGTGAAGATTATGAATATGATTACGAAGGTTCAATGGCAAAAACTCAACTTACTCAAATTACTCAAGCCGCAGAAAAACTGATGAGCGGTATGAAAGAAGATGAAAATCTTCCGGAGTGGGTTCAGTCTAAGATTGCAGTTGCTTGTGACTACATGATTAAAGTTGCATCTTATCTTGATGCTACAGAAGAACAAGATAATGAAGCAATGGAAAAGAAACCGCAAATGCCAATGAATCATTTACCTAAACCTCCTATGCCATCAGCTATGATGTCAAGTGCTTTAGGAAGTAAGCCAATGGTAGGATTTAGTTTAGGCGGAAGTAGCTCACCTTCAAATCAAGATATGGAAGAATACTGAGAAAATAAATGCAATGGCGTTCTCATAATAATACAACAGATGTAGAAGGTAGATTTGAAGTCTTTATGCTGGATGACAAAGTAACTCCTTCTGGTGGAATTGTAGATGCATTTGGTAGATTGAGAATATCAGATGCATTTACTGTTTTTGATTCTCAGCATCGTTATGAAGATAATAATAGATGGAGTACAGCAAACACTGTCAATACATCTATTACACATAATCCAAATACAAGTTCATTATCATTGACTGTAGATGACCAAGCTAATAGTGAAATCATTAGAGAAACTAAAAAGATTTTCTATTATCAACCTGGTAAATCACTTCTTGTTATGAACACATTTGCTATGAATCCTGCTAAAAGCGGACTCAGACAACGTATTGGATATTTCAATGATCAAAATGGAATTTTTTTTAGAAGTTGATGACACTACTGCATATCTGGTACTTCGGTCTTATTCAACTGGAAGTGTTCAAGAAAATCGAATTGCACAGACTGATTGGAATATAGACCGTTTTGATGGAACTCAATTTTCATCAATTCAAAAAAAATATGATGTTCGTTCTGACGGTATAGATGCCATAGATTTTACAAAATCTCAAATTTTTTGGTTAGACATTGAATGGCTAGGTGTGGGTGATGTTCGTTGTGGATTTGTAGATGGTGGTGCTTTAAAAACAGCACATATATTTCATAATCAAAATATAAGTGACGATACATACATGACAACAGCATGTTTGCCTTTAAGATATGAAATTACAAATAAAACAAATACGGCATCTTCCAGCACACTGAAACAAATTTGTTCAACTGTAGTTAGTGAAGGTGGTTTTAATCCCGACAGAAGAGCACCGACCATTTCTCATGGCAGAGACATAAATCAAACATATACACTTGCGAGTGTTGGTACATTTTACAATTTAGCTACTTTTAGATTGACAGCAGACCATTTAGATGCAATTCTTATACCAGAGAGAATTTCTGTGATGGGAGACAGCAATACAAACTATCAATTTAAAATTGTAAAAGATGCAACATTTGGAACATCATTGACATACACTGCTTCAGAAGATCCAGCTTTAGAATATAGTATAACAAATACCACCGTGAGTGGTGGTAATGTTATTGATTCTGGTTTTATTGAAACCAAAGGAGAAGTCACTTTAACAGGATTACAATTATTTCAACAGTTGGAACGATATTTGCAAGCAGGTGGCACTTATGACAGAGGGACGTATACATTAGCTATTTCGTCAGGGTCAAACTCAGCGAAAGCAGCTGGCCATATGAAATGGTTAAGAGTTGTTTGATTTACGATAATCATTCATCAACGATTTCAATAAGACTTCTCGCAAAGCAGTAGTTCCTTTTCTCCACAAAGGAAATAGAAAAGACATATCATTTGGAAATTCTTTTATTCTAAGTGCTATGTCTTTCTCTTTGCTATGTTGTTCTTTAATTACAGTCAGCAGTTGAACCAATCTTGTAGTCTCATTACTCATTTTACGTTCAATATCCTTACGGTGTTTTTCTATTTCTTGATAGAACTCATCTGGTATATCATCCAAC